AAAAAAGCCCTCTCGGGGGGGGGGGGGGGTGATGCGAATTGCCCTGTATGCCCGCGTCTCCACCGGCAGTGAGGAACAAGAGCAGGCGCTGATCCAGCAGCTGGATCGCCTGCGCACCGCCGCCGTTGGCCATGAGGCGGTGGAGTTCATTGATGTGATGAGCGGCAGCCGCGACGACCGCCCCCAGCTGGCCAAGCTGCTGGCCGCCTGCAAGCGGGGCGAGGTGGACCGGGTGATCTGCACCCGACTCGATCGCCTCAGCCGCTCGATGGCCCACGGCGCCCAACTGCTGGCCTACTTCAGCGCGGATGACACGCCGAGCCTGTACGCCCTCGACGACTCGCTGGATCTGGCGACGGTGGGCGGGCGTCTGGTGGCGCGCATGTTGATCAGCCTTGGCCAAGCCGAGACGGAGCGCCTCAGCGAACGGGTGTCGCACGGGCGGGCGTTCCAGCGGCGCAATCTCATTCCGCTGGGGCCGAACGCTCCCTATGGCTACCGCTTCAATGCGGACCGCAGCAACTACGAACTGGACCCAGAGACGGCCAAGCACGCCCGGGCGGTGGTGGCCAAGTTCCTCGATGGCGGGCAGTTGAACCCGACGCTGCGCATGGCGCAGACGCTGCCCGGCTGCCCATGGACCAGCGTGATTGGCCTGCGCGGTTGGCTGGTCAACCCGTCGCTGGTTGGCTGCCGGGTGTACGGCCATGACGAGAAATACAGGGACAAGGACGGCCGCCTGAAGACCCGGCGCAAGAGGATCGGCGTCTACAGCGAGGTCATCCCCGGCGCCCATGAGCCGCTGATCACGCCGCTGGAGCAGGCGCAGGCCGCCGCGCTGCTGGCAGAGCACGCCAACCGCAAGCGCTCGCCGCTGCTGCCGGGCTACGTGCGTGAGCTGACCAAGCTGGTGAGCTGCAGCCACTGCGGCCGCGTGATGAGTTACCAGCACCACGTGCGCCTGGGCCCGGTGTACTTGCGCTGCGTGTACTTCACCTGCACAGCCAAGCCGAAGAACCGCATCAAGGTGGCCACAGTCAAGGCCAGGATCTGGGCCCGGTTGCAGGAGGCCCGCGAGCAACTGCTGGCGGTGCAGATCGGCCACGGCCTCAATGCCGAACGACTGGCGGAAGCGCAGCAGCTGGAGCGCCAAGTTCGAGAGCTGCGAGCGATGGGCGACCCTGAGCTGCAAGGCGCGATTGACCGGAAACTGCAGCGGCTTGATGTGCTGCTGGAGGAGCAGGCCCGCGATGCGGAGATGGAACACACGCCAGAGCAGATCCGCCAAGCGCTGGCGGATGAGCGCTATTGGCAGTTGGCCATGGCCGATCCGGCGCTGACGCGGCGGATGTTCACCGACTACGTGGAGAAGGTGATGGTGCGCGACCGGGCCGTGGAGGCGGTGCTGTTGCGCTTCGACAGACAGGGGTGAGCGGCTGCCCCTCCCTAGGGTTAGGCTAGCCGCTACCGCAGCCAAGCCTATGGACCACGACCGCTACAACCATCCGCCGCTAGCCGCTCGCCAGCGCTTCGGTAGGACACTGACGGCCTGGGCCAACCGCAACGGCTGGATCCACAGCACGCTGCACGACTGGGGCGAGCAGGCAGGCTTCCCGGCCGTGCGGGACTCCAGCTTCAACCGCCTGCAGAACGCCAAGACCGAGCAGCCCTCGCCTCTGACCTTTGCGCAGCTGGCCATTGCCAATGCCCGCGTGGCCGACGGCGACTACAGCGGTGTCACCGACCGGCAGCTCAAGGATCGCCTCAAGGATTCAGAACCGATCCTTGGCACCGATGGCCAGCCGTGGCGGTCCATGGATTTCTTCGGGCATTTCATGGGTGAGCTGGACGCCCCGGACTGGGCCACCGGCCCAAAGCCGTTGACGGCCGAGGAAGCGGTCAGCCTCAGCCGTGCGCATCAGGCCCGCTTTGAAGCGATCGCCCAAGCCAAGGCCGTCACCCCGGCAGCCGGCTGGCGTGAGCTGGAGGCCCACTGCCAAGGCCTCAATGCCACGCAGCGCGACCTGCTGCGCAACGTGCTCTCGGGCTGGCACAGCTGGACGCCGCAGGAATGGGAGGCCTTCTGCGGCATGTCCGCCGACCCGGTGAACGACGCACTAGCGGCATGGGAGGCCGCTTGACTACTAGGGGAAGCTAGCCTAGTGTGATCGGGATGCCGCAGCGACGCGGCACCGAGAAACCGCACCCATGACCGACTTTCCCAATTTGGGAGGTGTCATCACGCCCGATGACATCTCCAGCAAAGGCACTGGCAGCTACGCCGCCGACTATGTGAACTGGGCCAAAATCGCCCACCTGCTGCATGTTCATGCGCCCGGCTGGCAGTTCCAGCTCTGCTGCGCACCGGACGGTGGCCACGTTTGGAAGGCGCCTGACGGCAGCGGCTATGTCGTCGGCTTCTTTCAGAACGGCGACCAGATCACGCCCGACTTTCCCCAGGCGTGCATGGACAACCGCAACAACCCGATCCCGCTGGAGCGGATCACGGCCCGCACGCTGACCGACACGCACCGCCGCTGCCTCTGCACGGCTGCCGCGTTCACGTTTGGCCTCGGCTATGAGTTGTGGGCCCGCGTCGAGGTGGAGAACCCGATGCGCGATGACGACGCCCCGGCGGCTAGCGCTGCCAAGGCGCAGCCGGCTAAAACCACGCCAGCCAAGACCCTGCCCGGCAACCCGGCCCCCGGCGGGGCCCGCCTGAGCGCTGCCGAGGTGCAGGACTTGGTGCAGGCCGTGGTCAAGCTCTCCGAGGAGCAGCGCACGGCCGTGGTCGCCTCGTTCCAGAGCCACTTCTGCCTGCCGGCGGACAAGAAGGCAGCGGACTACATCAAGACCGCCGCCCACCGCGATTTCCTGATGGCGCAGATCCATGCCGCAGCCGCCTGATGACCACATCCGACTTGCTCTCGCGCATGTATCCGCTGCCGCTGAAAGCCTTGAGTCAACAGTCCACGAGGCTTATGCAGAAGCTGCATACGATGCCCGCATCACCGCCTACGGCAACGTATGCGCAAAACGCATACTGCTCCAGCGGATCCGCAGCGATCTCAGCCTGCTCCAGCGCTCCCTATCTGCACCGGGTGTGCTGGCTGCTGAGCAACCGTGATGGTCACTATCTGAGTGGCATTTGCGGCACTGTGCTGCATTGGGAGGCAGATCCAAATGATGTGCCAGAGGAATTACGTTTCTCTACCCATCAGCGCGTAAAAGATCGCTGGCTCACCTTGCGCGAGCTGATGACCATGCAGATTTACGGCTTGTCGATTCGCCCCGTTGACTTCTATGCCCACCGCTCCAGCCCTCACCTCTGGTGCGCCTGTGATGGCTAGCGCTAGCGAGGCGACACAACGCCGGCGCTATGCGCGCAGCACCCGCTCCACGCAGGTCGGCGTCCACCTCTGGCCCGATGTGATGGAGCTGATCCGCCAGCACGCCGACGAACACCAGCTCACCCCCAGCGGCGCGGTCCATGACTGCCTGCGCCGCTATTTCGAACTTCCTTCGATCAACTGACCATGGCCTCTGATTTCAAAGCTGCGCTGCCGATCCCGCTCAAGTGGAGCACCAGCGACAACCGCTACGACCAAACCGGTAAACAGCCGCGAGCGCTCAGCCTGTTCATCCCCCGCGACTCGGCCGTGGCCCTGGCGCAGTACATCATGAACAGCGCCGATGACAATGAGCGCCAGAAGACCGGCAAGGTCTGGGATTACGACAAGAAGGTCGAGGTGGAAGTGGAAGGCTTCTACATCAATGGCAAAGGCCGCGAGGGCCAGGGCGGTGACTTCGGCACCATCAATCCGGCCTCAACCAAGTGGCTGAACGGGCCGCAGGAAATTCCCGGCGTTGACACCCCGTTCTGATGCCTGACACTTTCATTGAGATCACTGCAGATCAAGGCCGCATCGGCCATCTGTGGTGGATTAACTCCAATCACTGTTCACGCCTAATTCAATGGAGCCCAGTCCAACTGGAGCGCTGGGTGATGTGGGGAGGGTGTGGATTTGCATTTGAGTGGTTCCACCAGATTGATTGGGAGCGAACACCAATCTGATGGCCAAGCATGAGCGCCTTGTGCTCAGCCAGCATCAAAGCGTTGAGACCTACCGCGACGCCACCGGCCGCGCCTTCATTGCTTACAGCAGCGGCGCTTCCGTCTTCATCCGTGAAGTCAAAGAGCTGCGGCGGTTCCTCAAGCTGCCGAAAGGCCTGCCGATGCGGGAATGTTTGGAGGGTTGGCTGAGCGGCCTGCAAGAGCAGGATTCCAAGCGGCAGCAACCTAAACCCGATGGCCTCAGCCCTGAACTGCTGGCCACCGGGTTCGGTCCTGAAGCGCATCTTGACGAGTCGGACCCGAACTTTCAGACCCGCACCGTCATCTGATGAACCCTTGCGATCCGACCGTGCAGCAGGCACGCCAAGACCTGCTGGACAAGGCCTACGTCTTGGACGGTCGCCACGATCCCGACAACGCCCATCCCATGCGCGGCCTTTACACCGCGCTCACCCTCACCACCGCCTATGACTGCCTCAACAACCCCGGCGCCCACGATCGAGGATCTGCTGGCTGAATGGTGGCGTGATTCCTACCCGCACGCCGCACCGATCAACAACCAGACCGCCTCGCTGATGACGCAGTTCGCCTCTTGGCTGCTGGCCGTCAAATCCCGCTCCATCTAGTCCTGACCCACGGCCGGCCCTGCCGGCCTTTTCTCTGCTCGCCCATGTCGTCATGCCCGCTGGACTGGTTGATGCACCAGTCGCACAACTACCCGCTGCTCACCGCTGAGCAGGAGATCATCTACAGCCGCCACATCCAGGAATGGCTGCGGCTGCGCGACAAGGACAACCCAACCCCGCAAGAGCGGGCCGTCATCCGCCGTGGCAAGCGGGCGTACGACCGCTTCTTCCTATCCAACATCCGCATGGTTGTCAGCATCACCGGCCGCTACAGCCGCTTCGCGGGCTCCATGGGCCTTGAAGACATGATGCAGGAGGGCTTGCTGGGCCTGGAGCGGGCGATCGTCAAATTTGATTCGACGCGGGGCTACAAGTTCTCCACCTACGCCTTCAACTGGATCCGCCAGAGCATCAACCGCAGCCTCAGCAGCAAGTCGCGCACCATCCGCCTGCCGGACAACGCGATCTTGGTGTTGAAGCGGGCATTTGACTACATGAAGGAGTACGAGCGCGAGCATGGTCGCCGGCCCACGGTGGATCAGATGGCTGAGCACTGCAACGTTGCACCGCACACCCTGCGGGGCTACCTGCCGCATGGTGCGCCGGTGGTCAGCCTCGACGACAAAGCCCGCAGCGATGGCTACGGCGAGCGCTCCACGCTGCTGGAGCTGATTGCTGATGAGGTGGGCACCAACGAGGTGGATGAGTACAGCTTCTTGGTGCCGATCCTGAGCAAACTGCTGGCCGATCTGCCCGACCTAGACCGTCAGATCGTCGAGCGCCTTTACATGGGTCCCGAGGGCCAGTCGCGCAGCCTGCAGTCCATCGCCACGGAGCTGGGCGTCTCGCGCCAGGCCATTGGCCAGCGGCACCACAATGCCCTGCGCCGGTTGCGGATGCAGCTCAATCGCGCAGAGCTTGCTCACACTCCAGCGCTGCAATGTGTCGCGTAGCGCTGCGGATGATCAGGTCTTGCTGCATGGACAGCTGGCACAGCTTCAGCAAGGCTTCTTGTGCCTGCGCCAGGTCGTAGCCCTCAATGGCCCGCCGCTGACGCTCCAGCGTCAACAGGTGCTCAGGACCCGGCTGAGGGATCATCCACTCACCCCAGGCCATAGGGAACCTAGAGGTACTGCGTAGGTTGCCGGCGATGGTGGATCAGCCGCGTGTCGAGCTGATCCAAACCAGCCATGGCCCAATCTGGCGGGTCTGCGGGCTGGGCTATTGCACGGAGCACCAGCAGCGCTGGCAGGCCGAGGTGCTGTTTGAGTGTCTGATGGCAGCCAAGGGGATGGCGTTAGGTGAGGAGCCTCCGAACGGTGGTGCGTGAGATGTGCAGGTGGTTGGCGATGCGCTGCTGCGTCCAACCCTGAAGGCGAAGACGCCGGGCCCGCTGCTGGCGGCTTTCAGAAGCCCAGCACAGCAGCAGGAGAGGAAACAGCAGGAGCACCGCCACCCACGCGAGGGTGGTTGTCATGGCGGTGGTAAAAGACAGCCCGGCGGTACCGGTGCGTACACCGTAGCGAGCTGGCTAGCGTCTGTCCAGTGCCTTGCGGCTAGGCAGCCTCCGGCCCATCGCCGCGCTCCACCGCCAGCCAGTCCCGCGCCGAGCTTTCGCTGTAGCTCATGTAGGTGATGCCGTTCGCCATGGCGATCCACACCACCGCACCGCTCTCACGCTTTAGCCGGTACAGCCCCGGCTCGACATACTCCCCGCCCTTGCTCATGGCTGCGCCATGATCGCCCAGCCGGTGCCGGGCCCCTCGACCATCCAGCGGGGGCCCCAGTTCTTGCGGCTGTAGGCCAGGCCCGCGCCACGATTGCCGGCATAGGTGCCTTCGGCCACCAGCATCTCGCCCCACGGATCGTTGACGATCACAGCCGTCGGTGTGGTGCCAATCACGATCAACCAGTGCCCACCGCCTGATGGCTTCGAGCTGGGGCCGTGGTGCAGGAACCCGCAGGGCACCGGCACACCCTTGGCGATCTGCTGCTCCAGGTCGCTCCAGGTGCAGTTCTGCCGGAACACCGCTTTGACGCCGTAGCTGGCCAGCGCCTTGAGCTGGGCGTCGGCGCTCGTGGTGTCGCCGTACTGCAGCACCCGCTGCAGGTATTGGTCGTCGCCGTTGGCGCCCTTGAGCACGCCGGGGCGCAGCGTGGCCACGAGCATGGCGCAGCTGCTGCTGAAGCACATCCGCGACGCTTGGCCCTCCACCTGCGAGTCGCGCTGGCTGAAGTACGGCACCTTCAGCGGGTTGCGCAACTGCACCTGCTGCTGCTGGAGCGGGGGCTTGACGCTGCAGAACAGCGCCACCTCTGCTGCCCTTCGCCGCTCCAGTCCCGCCAGCACTGCCTCGCCGGCATGGCACCACTTCGGCAGTTCCTCGCGCACGATCGTGCAGGCATCACCGCCCGCCAGCAGCCGCCTGCGCAGCGTGCTCTCCTCCAGTGCCCCCAGGCCGACGTTGTACGCAAAGCAGACGATTGCCGCCACCTGCTCCGGCTTCCAGCTGCGTGCCACCGGCAGCAGCTCAAACACGCCGGGGCCGAACAACGTCTCCACGTCGTTGGTGAGCATCTCATCGGCCATGGCCTGCGTGATGGTGTCGCCCATCCGCACCGGTGCATCGGCGTAGCGCGTGGCACCCCAGCCGATGGTGGCCACGCCGGCCGCATCCTTGTACGCATCCAGCCGGCAGCCCTCAAACTCGCGGATGATCCGCAGCGCCGGTGCCAGCCACGCCGGTGGCAGCTCCTGCTTCACCGCCGGGGCGGAGCGGTACAGCTCCTCGAACTCCTGCAGTGCCTCGGGCGGCACCTTGGCCTGCAGGGCAGTCCAGGCGGCGATTTGGTGCGGCAGTTCGCGGTAGAACCGCGCTGCCTCGGTCAGGCGGATCACCGTGAGCGCTCCAGCGCAGGGACTGGCGAGTGCTTCATCAGGCTGCTCACCTCCGCCCAGATCATCGGGCTGAGCACTGCCAGCACCACAGCGCCAATCACCACCTGCGCCATGCGCTGCTCCAAAGCGCCGATGCGCTGGCCCAGCGAACTGCGCTCGCCTTTATCTGAGATGGCTGCGTCGAGCAGCTGCTTCAACTGGCCTTCGAGCACGCCAATGGCGCGCAGGATCTCACCGTGCGTTGGCTCCACAATCAGCGACGCCCCCGACCCCGGCGCTTGTTCTGCTCACCCGCTGCCGCAATGCCCTGCAGGGCGCCGATCACCAGCTGAATCCAGCCGTTGGCGCGGATGCCGGGGGCAAGGCTGAGGATCTCGGAACCGGCCAGCAAGGCGACGGCGATGCCGGTGATCTCTTCAGCGGTAGGCGGCGTCACGGGGGCCTGGCGTCTATGCCTAAGTTGCCCCCGCCGGCCGATGGCCGAGCAGACTTCAGAGGTAGGATTGGGGTGGCCCCGCGTGTGTCACCACCGAGGCCGTGACCACCCTGCCGTAACAGGATGATGAG